AAAAATGAAAATTTAAATAAATCAGAAGAGCCAAAAAAGAAAGAAATGCCCGAGCCATTAGAATTACCAGAACCAGAACCAACAAAAAAAGAAATTGAACCATTAATAAATAAATTACAAAATAAAATAGAAGAGTTTGAAAAAATAGGTAGAGAACACGGCGCCGTTGTTTATGATTCAGAAGTATTTATTCAAACTGTGGCATACATTGCTTTATTACTTGAATATGAATCAAAATGTGCTATTATAAACCCTAAACTCGATAAAGGTATAGAAATTAATTCAAAATTAAAATCACCATTAAATTTTGGATTATATTCAAGAGCTAAAGAATTAAGCGAAGATTTACTAGATTGTATAAATAGAGGCGACGAATTAATAGCTATACCTTTAGGGTTAAGATTTGGAAGTTCAAATACTGGACATGCTAATATGTTAATTTATAGACCACATAATAAAACTATTGAAAGATTTGAGCCACACGGTAGCGGATACCGTGGAATGGAAGGAAAAGAAGCAGATGATACATTTAATAAAATTCTAGAGAGAATGTTTGAAAAAGAAATGAAACCATATCTAAAAGAATTTACACCTAAATTTATTTCACCCGACCAAATATGCCCCAGATTAAGAGGATTTCAAGCACTAGAAGGTCAAATTGAAAAATTAAAAAAAGAAGGTGGTGGATTTTGTGGCATGTGGAGTTTATTTGTTCTAGAATTAATGTTTATAAATCCAACAAAACCAACAGCCGAAGTAATAGAAGAAGCATTTCAAATTTCAAAAGAAGACCCGCAATATTTAAGAAATGTTATTAGGGGTTATGTAGTAAAAACAGAGAAAATGTTAGATGATTATATTAAAAAAATAGATGCTAACGATGGCTTTAAATTTACAAATCCTAGAAATTTAAAAGACAAAAAAGTTAAATTTCAGGAAAAATTATTAGAATTATTATTAAGTTTTGGAGGTAAAAACTCACAAATAAAAGGCTTTGAAGATGTAGTAAAAAAAGCAAAAGAAAAAGGTGAAAAATTCGGAGAAATAAGAAAACTATTATTATCAAAATCAAACTATGATATAAATAATATGTTATTAAGTGTATTTAAAAGAAATTTTGGACAACGTGCTTATTCTAAATATAGTTCCCAATTTTTAACAGATTGGATAATAGACAATTATATAAATCCTACTGGTAAAAGATATAATAAAGGAAATGAAAAAAGAATATTTAAATATTATAACATAGAATAAAAATAATTAATCTATTTTAATTAATAAATTAGTTGGTATAAAATAACAAAAATTTAAATTATCAATTATACCGATTCTATCATTTCTTTTAAATTTTTTCATTTCAAATTTATTAAATATTTCTTTATTATATTCAATATAATAAACACCATCTAAATAAATAAAAACAATGTATAATTTAGAATCATTATTTATATTTATTTTATTATTAAATTCTTCTATTTTATGGACGTTAAAAATTGCGGTTGGGTATTGATTATGTTTAATACGCCGACTTTTCATTTCTAAATATTTTTTATCATCACTATAAAAATCTAATAATGAATAATTTGAATCATATTTTTTGAAAGTAGTATTAAAATAATTAGATAGAATATTTAAATATTTCATTTCATTATTTAGACCATAAAATTTATCTTCTGTATAAGACAACATATAATAAGCATTAGAAAAAAAACTAGAGATTTTTACAAGTAATAAAATAAACACATTTATTGATGTAGGATTTTGCAAGAAGTTTGTGAAAGTTGATATTGTGGGTAGTTCTTATGAAAACAAACCCAACGAGATTTTATATTTTTTAATTGTTTTATTTCCTCTGTATCCATTCCTAAATAATGAATAAGTAAATGTTTTAGAGCATTAAAAGATGATGATTGAGGATATAAGATGTAATGCGTCGACTC